GCCACGTTCGACGATGTACTGGATGCTGTCGAGCAGATCGCCATTGCCCTGCAGCAGGCTCTGATTCCCGCTGCGGGTCTTGCGGTAACCCTCGGACCACTCCTCCCAGCGCTCGCCAGCCGGTGAGGTTTTCTCGTCACTGATGCGGCGGCGGGTCTGCGATTCCACGACAGCACCGATACTCTCCAGCAGCTCCTGCTGCAGCGAACTGTCGGAAAGTTTCTCGATGGCCATGCGCATCTGCTGCAGCTTCTCAGCGCCGATAACCTCAACCGAAATCCCCATCACAGCACCCCTTTAAGGTTGTTGCGGGTGAACAGACGTTTGTTATCGCTGACAACAATCATCCTGCCGTTATCGGTCTCAGGGGCCGGAGTGTCGGTCGGCAGGCCGAGGTCGCGGGTGCCGTTTGCCATCTCCTTCAGGGTCTGGGTGGCGCTGTCATAGCGTTTCTGAATCAGGTCGGTGATCTGATTGTCACGCTCGGACAGCCAGTAAATGGCGATGGATACGGCTACCCGGTGCAGCGGGCGCGGAACGGTGGTGAGGTTCAGCGGCAACTGATAGCGCTTTGACAGAAACGAGTTGATCTCCGCGTCGGCATCCTCTATGGCCGTGGCTATCTTCGTCTCGTCGAGCTGGTTAGTCGCTTTGTCGATGGCCATCGTCCAGACCAGCGACCCGTCCGCAGCCAGCAGGTCATCACGGGTAACGTAAATTCCCATCAGTCTTTCTCCGTTACCGTCTGCAGGACCGTCACCACCAGATGAGGCTCAGCTTTCAGGCGTGCTGCGGTTTCGTGACTGATGAAGCACTCCACCACCACATCACCCTCCAGCGCGTTCGCCTCGTTATCGCCATCGGGATCGTCGCTGACAAACACATGCACCGGCTCACGCGGCCAGAAGCGGCCACAGCGCCAGAACCCGCGCTCATGTCTGGCGCGAACCTCCAGTACCTCGACGTCGTCGGTAGCAGGAATAACGGTGATAAGGTTCTCACTTCCGCCACCAGCGGCCAGACCTTCAGGCGTCAGAGCGGCGTTTAACTCACCCTGAACACCGTTAACCCAGTCAGCTGAGATGGAAACTGCAGGCCCGGTAATGCTGACGCTGTCCCCGGTCAAGGTAATGACGCCACCAGATAACTCAGTCGTACCAGCATCGCCAGGCGTCACACTGACGGGGGACGCACCCACCGCAACGTAATGCCCTGGCAATGTGACTGACCGTTCAGCTCCCGGCAGGTCAGATGCATCAGCCTGTGCCACTTCCTGCGCTGAAACCTTGCCAGCGCGACCTTTAGTGCTTTGCTTACCCGTTGCTTTTTCTTTCGTTCCACTCACTGTTCCATCCTCTTTAAAGGTGGGTTACAGCGGGTTTAACGCCCGCTGTAACGGTTTTAAAACGCAGACTGGCGATTACGCCGGGGTGGTGATAAACGGGCTGTCGACGATTTCCACATCCTTGTAATAGATGTTGGAGTTACCGCCATCGACCAGCATTGCTTCGATGATCTTCTTCGCGGCTGCACGGTTGTTCGGACCCACGACCAGCGTGGTCGGACGGATCCCCAGCGGCGAACCGGAATCACGCTTCATACCCTGCAGCACCTTCACCGCCGCTTCATAGTTGGCGACAGTCAGCGGTGCGCGGGACCCGCAGGCGGTCTGCCAGAAGCCAAAGCCGACGTTGCAGCGACCGTCCACGCCATACAGGAACTCATTGTTCTTGAAGGTGTGTTCACTGCTTAGGTCATCCAGTGCCTGGAAATTGAAGGGACGGCGGTTCTGGTAAAGGATGGGTTTCAGCACCTGACTTTCATCAATCAGGAACCACGGTTCGCCGGTCTCGGTGCCATCGCCCACGATGTTGCTGTAGGTTCCGCCTGCCATCGGATGGTCTGTATCGAAGAAGTACTGACCGTCAAAGCACAGTTTGGTGAAACCGGCAACCAGCAGCGGGAAGCTGAGCGTGTCCGGGAACTCGGCGACCTGCTGACCGAATGCCTTCGCAATGACGCTGTACTGACCAATCTGGTCGTCTTCGATATTTTCACGCTTGACGCGGATCGAGTTTTCCCAGGTCTTGTTGGCGATGGTGTAGCCGTACTGAGACAACTGCGCGAACTGGCGTTCGCCGACCCACTCTTTGATGGTCGGTAAGTCCGAAAGCCAGCCATACGTATTGGACGCGGAGCCGCTCGGCACTTCGGTAGCGATGCGCAGGTACTGCGGATTCACACCTGCGAGACCCCGGGTGAAAGCTGCGCTGAGGGAGGTGGTGAGCGCGTGCAGGATTTCTGCTGACGGTTGCGGCATTCTTATTGCTCCTGTTTCGGTTTAGCGGCGAGAAACTCTTCCGGGGTAAGCCCCATGCTGCGACACATCGCCAGTTCGGTTTCGGTCAGCGTGGTCTGCTGACCGTTGTTCTCTTTGCCTTTTGACGGGTCCAGATTGACCAGCGGCTGCGCGGTTTTTACGAACGATTCAAACTTCTGGCGACCATCTTCAGAGCGGCACAGAGCCAGATACATATCGCGGTTAGCGGGCGCGACTTTCCCGGCGGTTACGGCATCGTCAACCAGAGCTGTCGCCGCTTTCTCATCCAGCGTCTTCAGGCGTTCTTCCGCTATCTGAGCGCGATTTAGCGCCAGCTGATACGTCTCCTGCGGAATAAACTTCGACAGGTCCGGGTTTTGAGCACGGTTCAGCGCGGTCTGCTCGCTGTTCTTGATGGTCTGGATAGCTGACACGGCGTCATCAATCGACGCAGTCGCAGCCAGCCCCAGCACCGTGGCAATCTGCACAGGTACAGTCATGGTGTTCTCCGAGTTTAGGGCGGGTAAATACAGGTTGGGTTTGTTGGTCAGGCCAGCGCTGGACAGCAGCGTCACCTGACCTGTTGAGAGATAACGGAAGGCCGGGCTGTAATAGAGGTACTTCTTACCCCTGACACATGCTTCACCATCAGGCGTCCACTCAACGTGCGCATCCAGGCTACCGTCAGCATTAATGCGCATGGAATCAATCCAGGCATAGGCCGGTGCTTCTTCGCCTTTCGGGCCAAGCAGTTCGGTAGCGTGTTCGATATCAATCGGTAATTTTGGATAACGGAATGAGGCGGCAATGACCGCAGCGGGATTGTCGTTAATCCACGAACGGCCATCCCGGCCAGTGAATGTACCCGCAGGGATCATCGGTAGCCATTCCGGCAGCGGTGTACTGGCATCCGACAGGTCGGGAAGCTCGAAGCACAGGGCCAGAAATTCGAGTTGTGTTGCAGGCTTTGGCATGGTGCTGTCCGTCGTTAAAGGTAACTGACGGACAGTGTCGGTGATGGGGAAGGAGAAAGTAGATTAACCGTTTTCCCTGCTATCTAAATGTATTCTCAATAAAGAAAGAGTTCTGGAGGTAATCCTTTTTTGCTGCAGCTTCAGCATCTTCAATAGTCTTTACACCATCAATTTTTTTCGAAAGTGCAAAAATCCATGAATTAGCTGTGATTGGATTATCAAACGAACTATGAGAAACATCAAAAGGCTGAGGTTTTTTGTGTACAGTGACCTTCCTTAAGATATGAATGTTAAAAATTAATTCAGGTTGTTCTCCTAAAGACTGCACAATCTCATACTTAAAAGCACTTTCGTTAGGCCTTTGAAATATCAAAGTCGACACTACTCTATAACTATTAACGAACTCCATAGCTTACCCCCGTTCAAACCACGTTCAAAAACGCCGTGGCGCGTTTAAGTATTTTTCAGAGAATCATCGTACCACAAATGCCGATAAAGTCTCTGAGGGCGTTTGAGGCGGGTTACCGCCTCGCTTAATTATCAGTGTCGAAGGCGTTTTGTTTCGCCGCCAGCTGGCGTTCAAGCTCTGCCTGACGCCGGGTGCCGGGGTTGTAGTCCCAGCCCGGGTCAATTCCCTCCGGCACCATCTCCTCTTCGCCGGTGCGCTTGTTAACCCACTTCACCCGTTTGACGGGCGGCGCTTCGGT